CGACTAACATCCATAGCACCATAAACATCCGAAAGTTGACCAAATTTATTCTTATTTTTATTTGGTTGCATTGTGTATGATACATCAGACAGTTCTTGAGGAACTGCTGTTTTATAAAATTGATTAAGATTTTCAACACCAAGATAACCGGCCAAAATTTTAGTAGCCGTAGGAACATCAAGCTCCGCACCCTGAGAGGCGGCAATTTTAGATGTAGGAAGAACCCACTGCGTCATAAATTGCATTAGTCTTTGATAATGTAATTCGGGGGACATTCTCTGTGTAGAATACGCTTTTATAGAAAATACAAAATCATAGTAATCGGCTACATTATCGGCTTGAGAAAAAACTATATCAACTTCGCCCAAACCTGGGATTTGTTCAATAACAGGAATATAAACTGTAGGGTCTGTCCAAACATAATATGCCAATTTGTTTACAACAGACGTCATAAAATTATGAAATCTATTATACATATTATTTACAATTCTACTTGCATTTTGAAATACAAGCTGTTCCTGACCAAGTGTTGGGGCCTGTGCTCCACGACCTCCCATAACATCTGGGTTAGCTCCGGTTTTAGTAAAAGCTAATTCTGCAAAATTCATCCAATTATAATTATCTGGATTTACACCACCAATACTAAGAGTATTAATTCCTTTGGCATTTTTAGCTATAATAACATCCATATTATTTGCTTTTAATATTTGTTTAGCGGCTTTTTTAGAAGCTGGTTCGGCGATAACAACATTTTTTTGGCTTTCGGCCTGTTCTCTCGCAGTAGTAGCTAAAATATTCATTGACACATCAAGGTCATTCCATCTCCAGGCTGGAGGAACTGCTATTGGTGAACCTGGAAAATAGGTCAAATTGAGGTAATCATATGGGCCATCGCCAGGGCCATCATATTCTACTTCTCCCAACGCAACCGCCCTACCACCTTCTGGAAGTATTGTATAAATAACACCCTCATCTTTTACATAAATATCTTGAAGGATGGTGTACTCCCGAAGATTTAATTGACTCCACTTAAAATTTTTGGCTGATATTTCTTCAGCACCAAACTTACTAATAAGTTTACCAGAAGGCTTTATAAAATCCGCATATTTAGGATACAATTCTTTAGCATACTCAGTAGGTACTCTATATGTATCTCCTTCTATTACAAAGTCTTCTCTATTTTTAGCAGCAGGGTCGCCAATATAATCTGCGGGGTCAATTACAGCTACTTTAGGTTCTCCAAGTTTTATTTCTTCATCATTAATAGAAATTAAACGATTGTATTCGGAAAAAGTTCTTGTTATTCCCATACTAAATATAGCATTGGTAGCTACAGGAATAAGTGTAGACTCCGCTATATTCATTTTTTTATCTATCAAATAGTTCAGGGCCAATTGTGAACGATATGCCGCCCCCCTTAAATTCGCTACTTTGGATTCAATAAGAAGCCTTGGATTTCCTTCAACTAAAAAAGGCACAATAGTAGACACGCCCCTATCAATTAAATTTATCATGTGTGCTCTATTGTAACCTTTAGTATAAAAACCAGAAGCCCAGCCATAAAGAAGTAGTTGAGAATGTTCCAGGGGAGCCTCCCATTTTTTCTTATAGGCTTTAGCCATTACTTGCAGACGAGCAACAAAATTTTTAGTTACGTCTTTTTCTTTAAGTACATTCATTTATTAGCTCAGAATAAATATTTTTTAGCGTATCTCTCGTTAGCCCTGCGTTTTTCATAAAAAGCATCATAACGATGTTTGAATGAATTTACCGGAACTTTGCGGCTATTTTTATAATCTCCTTTAGTCTGGTCTTTTGTCCCCAAAATACATAAGCCAGTCGCAATTACTCTATCTCCGTGTCTTTTTCTTGCACCAGAACTCATATCAGCCGTAGCAGATGTAATTATTTCAGAACCCTCAGAAAAAACATAATCACATAATTCTTTGTAAAGTTCTTCGCTGTGTATTCTAATAGAAATATATTTTCGTTCTTTTTTTAATCCTTCACACAGTGCTATGTTTAATTCACTTAGAAGAATTTCCTTATCATCTCCTCTTGAGTGCCAACCTGGTCTATCTGACTTTTTGCGGGTAGTTGAATCTTCTCTATGCTGCATATAAATATGGTGATATTCATGCCATAATATTCTATTGTTAAAACTTTGCCCATAACCACCATTAACTTCCCAAATTAAATATGGTTTATCAACACCACCAATCCATTCAGCTAAAGCTACTACAGTATCAGCAAAAAGCTTAACTTCTGTATTTGCATCAGCCCAAATACCAACAAGTTCTTCGGTATTAACATCATATATAGCAGCAACAGAATTGGAACTACCTACGCCCTGGCTTATATCACAGCCTATAATATAATTATGAGCTTGGTTTGGTCTAAAAGATTCAGTTAATTCTCCCCACCATTTCAAGTGTTTCTTACCAGAATAGGGGTCAAACTCTGCATAATCTATAACCCCATCTTCGTCCATATCAAAAGTCAATTCCCCTTTATAATCTGGGTATTTAATATCCCGTTCTTTTATTCTTAGCAAAACTGTTTCATCAAATACTAAATCCGATGCCCCATAAGCATTGCCCCAAACATTACACATAAAATCCCGTTTATCTCTATGCTTTTCTTCGTAATCATGCCAGGGACTTCTTAGCGGTTTTGGTAAATTAACACATCCGTCTGCAACAAACCAATTTCTATATTCTTCGGGAATACTTTCTAAATTAAAATCTTCTTTATCCTCAAAGAACTTATCTTTTTCAATATAGTAATCTTTATCTAACAGTTTAATTTTTCCAGCTTCAGGCGAAGTATAAAATCCTTTATTCTTCTCTGGATTTTCCCACCACATCAAAGTCTCAACATGTGTTGTCTCTTTTTGCAAACATTGATTAAATGTGTGGTTTGGCCCTAACCAGTGTGTACTTCCATATATAACACATTTAGCTACATCGTGGATAGAACCTTCGATAGAATCAGCAATGGCTTTTCTTACCCGACCAAATTCATCAAAAAATACTCCTGTTCCACGCCCACCAGCACTGAAGTTTTCATTAGTAGTATCACCTTCAATTACGGAATTAGTAGGAACAAATTTTAACATCCTTTCTTTGCGTTCAATCGTTTTTTTAACTTGAGATAAACCAAACCAAGATGGTAAATTTTCTATCACATTATCGAGCTTTGCAAATAAAGTATAATTTTTTCCTAAATCATCTACTAAATCTGCATTTCTTGAACCTACAACAAAATTACAAAGTTCATATAAAATACACCAAGCAGCAAAAGTTTTACATACTATCTCCGTAGCTCCTTCTTCTCGACTCTTTTCTATACCAAAATCCCTCTGTTCATGAATTGCTTTATCAAGCTCTGTGATTACTTTAATCTGTTTTGGTCTTGGAATAAATAGATGATTAATCCTATCAAAAGGATTTAACGTCATAAAAGTTGTAGCAAACATTATAGGAACATAACGTCTACACAACTCTAAATATATTTTTTGTAGTTCCGGTTCTTTAGCAAGCAAAGAATGAAGCTTAATCCGAAAATCTAAATTCTCCTTCTCATTTTTAGGAATTATATTATAAAAAGCTTTTGGATTATCTATGTCTAATTTCATTCTTTTGATTCAGAATCTACAAATTTTGTATCTTGTACTACATCAGCTAACTTACCAACAAATGCAAGTATTTCCGACCGAATATCCCCATTCAAAGGGGATTGATTCTTATTCAATTCGTTAGCTTTTTTGAAAAATTCAGGTAATCGGTTTATCATAAAGAATTTTAATAAACTTGTTTCAGCAGGAATATGACGAGGAGTAGTCTTCTTTTCTACTGGAATCCATTTATTGTCTTTATATTCATATTTAATTTCTTCAGAAACAATATCGTAACCTACAGCCCTTTGAAAAGCTTTCATTACCAAATGAGTATCGGCGGCATTTTTTCCAGCTTCCCAAGCTCTGTCAATATCTGAATAATTTTTTCTTAATCTTTCAAACCAACCTTTAGGGTCTTTTCCAGCAAAACCAAGCATTACACCAATATCAGCTTGAGATTTTCCATTGGCCGTTAAGTCCGTTATAACTGGTAAAAGCATTAATTCAAATTTATCGGGTTTGATTGTTTTAGTTTTTTTCTTCATCTTCAACTAATAGGAAATTGGTAGGATGTAGGGCAGTTCGTAAAAGACGCAACCAGCATTCACAACATCCTACCTTCCCAAAATTCGGAGTTTGTTAAATACATAAGAAACTCCTATATAAAATATTATAACTATTTAGTGAGTTGTAATTTACTCAATTTATCTTTTCCTTGGTGTAACATACATCTTGTTACTACGTAACATGAGTCTTGTTACGAGGTTGTAGAGAAACACTATTTTTATTATTTCTCTACGGGATTCCGCTCACTACGTTCGCTACATCCTTCCTAGTCCCCGCAAAGATACACCAAAAAGGTAAAGGTTTTCAAATAAAAATCTTGAAATTTTTGAAAAATTATTAAAATTTTTTTATTTTAGAGTAAAATTGTAAAAAATATGTAAAAACCTTTACTATATCGTATTAGTTTTGCGAGGTATAATAATGATAAATTTTGGAATAATTTTAATATTTTATTTGCATTCTATTAAAAATGAGTTATACTTTAG